AAACATACGCAAAGCTGTTTCGTAACCACCTAGACAAATAACCCCGCCTATAGTGAATAGAACTACTCTAGCCAGCGCCGCTGTTATTTCATTTGTTTTCATAACTATATTGAATTTCACGGATTTTTAATTTAATTCCGCGTATTAAATAATGCGCCGACGTGTTACTGATTCTAAAATGCGCGCCTAAACTTTTGGCGGTTCTAAATCCCTTGTCGTAATAGCTTTCAAAGACCTTTTTTTCAATTGGACACGTTAAACTATTTCTGTAGATTTCTATGTAGGCTAGCTGATCGTTATATTTGTTCTCTATTCCTATCTTATGTTTTACGTCGTCGTTATCTGGTTCGTCTTTTGGTATAAATTCCAGCGCTAGGCAGTCGTCTTGTTTGTGGCTTAGGCTAGTGTCCCAGATTATTTGATATTTAATTGTATTTAGTAGGTAGGACTTTACGCTATTGGTGTCTATTTTGTCCGTGTCAATAGTTAAGACGTGTAGGTAGGCGTTATTTATGCACGTGTCCGCGTTCAGCATGGACAAGGTTATATTCTTTCGCTTATTGTACGCCTTTAAAAAGTGGTTTGTGTACTTTCTTACTTCGTCGTAGTGTTCGCTTATGTATTTGTCAAGCGTTTGCTTCATACCATTCTAAAAATTTCGCAAACCATTTCTTACGCTTGTCTGGATGGCAAAAACATTCGTTATCCTTTACGCCCGTTTCCTTTACTTTGATAGCTTGCAACTTTCTAAGGTGCATTTTGCTAAGTCGTTCGGGGTTTATTTCGGCTAGAATTGCTTCTATTTCTATTTTTCCAGCTTCGCTAACCATAAGTCAAGGGTAAAAGATAGTAAACTAACGACGCAAGCCGTAAAGAAGTTGCCAGATAGCGCCAACGTAGACCAAAACCCTACGCATTTAGGACAACCTAGCGCAGAATGTAGTGTAATTGTAACGCTATTAATAGGTAAGTAACTAAAAATGTAGTCAAACGAAAGCTGCAAAGGCTCAAACTTAACAAGCCACCAACTAAAAGCAATATAGAAAACGTAATCCATTGGTTAAATTTTAATCAAACTTACGATGAAAATCTAAACACGCTGTGAAAAAGTTATTAACAACAAAAAAGCCAGCTGTTAAACTGGCTTCTGGTTAAATTGATTCTCTTAAAACGTATTCATCTAGCTTTATGGCTGTACTTAGACTTACGTCGTGACCTTTTAGAAACTTGTCTATTTGGTACTGGTGAAATTTACCCGTCCGTGTTTTGATGTCTGTTACTATCTGGTTACGTGTTCGTGTTCTAAGTAGGGCATTTAGCTTTTTTCGCAGTTCGGTATCGTTTATTTCCATATTAAAAAGGCAAATCATCGTTAATGCTGTCGCTAACTGGAACGTTTGATATTACGTTATTTTCTGGTGCTACGTATGGTTCGCTAAATGAAGCTGAGAAAAACGATCCCGCTTTACCTTGTTTAACCCATAACGCTACTTCCATTTCTTTGCCGTTTACGTTTACTTTTCCTTTGTAGTCTGGGTGGTTGTCCGCTTTCTTGTTCGTGTTTTTAAAAATTGCACCCGTGTTTAACTTGTTTTCCATTATATATTTGTTTAATTGTTACTAAAATAATCCCCTAAAAATGTAGCTTACTAAATGTAATAGTCCGTAACCGAACACGCCTAACACTAATAGCATTAAAATAATTGCTTTTGTTTTCTCTTTCATCTTATTCTGATTTATTTGATTTGTATTCGTCTTTCAGTCGCTCCAAGTAAAGCACAAAGTCCATAGCTTCTTCTTGTGCGTGTGTAAGCCATTCTAAGGTATTTAAATCGGTTCTTTCTAGCGTTGTGTTGTACTTGGTTATTCCTACTTGCGAACGTTCGGCAAAACGGCTTAAAACACGAAGTACTATTTTATCTTCTATTTGTTGTTTCATAAGAAATTAATTAGGGTGTTATAATATTCACGGCATAACTCCACGCGTTCTTTGATTTGCTCTATTACCTTTTCGTCTTTTTCTACTTCGAAGACTTTAACGCGTCGGTTATCTGGTATGTGATCAAAGTTATGTCGTTTTTGTACTTCGTCGCGTAGGTCTATACTTTCTTCTAGTAAATTAGCATTCCAATGCGCGCGCCTTACTTCGTCTTCTACCATTTCTGCGGGTGTGTTAACTAGACAATAGCAAAGTAAAGACTTAGTTTTGCCAGTAAGTTCTAAATAACCTTGAAGTTGGTAATAATAGTCCTTTGTAGGAATTTCTGTAGCGAAAAAAGGAAATGTCGTAGCGTCCCAACTTGACTTAACATCTAATAAAACGCTGTCCGTGTTTACGTCGGGCGTTCCAGTCATCCAGTCATTTGTAAAGTGTTCTTCGTTTTTCCAAATAAATCCTAAATCTAAAACGTCCGATACTAATTGTATAGCGTCGTCCTCTACAAGTATACCTTTGTCCGTGTAACGGCTGTAAAATTGCTTTTTGATTCCGTACTTGTCCGCTATTACTTGTTCTTCTATGTATGTTTTAGCGGTTTGGCTTAACAACTCCCCCTTAGTGCGGGGGTTTGTCATTATTTTACCGATTGCAGAACATCTAATTTTAAAAGCATTCATAACGCGTTCAGTAAATCGGTTTGACCTTCGCTTAAACTAAATTTACTTTCTAGTTCTTCGCGTGAATATTGCCCGCCTTGTATTGCTTCGACAGCTTTCTGGAATCTTTTAGCGTCTATAGTAGGTAATTTCTTTACTTGTTCGCCACTTGCGTCCGTGTCTTTGTCGGTTACTAGTCCTAACATTGAACTGATAGCGTAACGTCTAACGTAAGTAATAGCCGAACCCATAACTTGGAAGTCGTTCATACCTTTTAACGCTACGTTCTGTGGAATTGCTGTAGTACTTTCGATTGTTTCGCCACTTTCTACGTGAAATAAACACGTAACTAAATTAGTGTCGTTAATTAACTGCGTAAATCCTAGTCCGTGTTTTTTTAGTAGTGGGTTAATTACTTCAAAGATTTTCGGCAAGTCTGCGTAACTATAGCCGTAACCTTGCGTGCCTTTGTGGATTACTGGGACTTCTTGCTGGAATGAAGCCAGCGCTTTAAATAGATTTTTCATAAAATTGGTTTTTAATTTGTGTAAAAATAGTTCATATTTGAATATAAACAAACTTTTTAAGTAAATTTTTTCAGATTTTTTATTTTCGTGGTATAGGTGTCACTTTTAAACGTCCATTTTCCCCAGTCTATTTCGCCTTTTATTTTTAGTTCAGCTATTTTATAAAATTCGTCTTTTTCTAGGTAGCCAATTACATAGCCGTAAGTCATGTCTACGGACACGCTACACCATAAATAAAAGTCTGTCTTCTGTCTGGTGTTAAACGCGCTTATATTAGCGTTAAAATCGTCGTTTGGTTCTTTGTCCGTACGTATAGTCTTAACATCTATTTTTTTTCCGTTTATTTCTAGGTCGTAATCGTAACAGCCTACGTATTTAACGTCTTTTCCTAGTGATCGTAAGAACTCTATAGCTATTACTTCTCCTAGCGCGCCTTGCATTTGGCTTTCGCCGTTTGTGATTGAATTATTTAATGCTTTGAAGTTGTATAGCTTTTCAGCTTCTGCTATCTGTTTTAAGGTTATGTATATTTTTTTCATTGTAACGCTCTTACTTTTGTTTTGTATTCTTTTATTAGGTCTTTTAGTTCGTCTATAGTCCATTTTTTCGTAAGATGCGCCCGCGCTTGTAATTCGATTAGTTTTTGCGCGCCTATTCTCTTTTCGATTCCTATCTGGTAGTTAAGTAAATTACCACTTAGGAACGTGTTACAATGTTCGCATTGCAAATGCACGTTGTCTTCGTCAAAGCGTACGTTTGAATGTCCACCACTAGAAAAATAGTGTCCAGCATTTTTTTTCTTAGGCGGTTGCTGGCATGAAATGCAGACTAAACCCATGTCGCGAAGTCTTATGTACTTATTGAAAATGGTTTGCGTTTCTTTTAACCAGTCTTGTAATGTTTTTAGGTCTTCTTTCATTCGTTTTTTTGTTGTTTTCCATTGGTTCGTCTTTACTTCTTCGACAAAGGCTTTAATGCATTCGTCTTTTAAACAAAATTTATGATTAAATCGGATAGGTTCGAACTTGTCTTTGCAGTTTTTACATTTCATAAAGGTAGATTTTTCAGTATTTTATAAAGAACATTAACTACTATGCTGTTACCAGCTTGTTTATATGCTTGCGAATCGCTTACATTCCATGTAAATGTATCTGGAAAGTCCATAAGTCTAAAACATTCGCGCGGTGTTAGGCGTCTTAATTTATCTTTTATAATAGTTGCTTGATTGCAACTTGTATCTAATGTTTGCGCTACTCCTTTACCTACGCGTCCGCGTCTTGTTTCTGAATTAGGTACACTACAATTTATAGAATCCCCTTCTTTTGCTTCTTCGTAACCTCTAGCAGTTGCGCTTTTAATTTTTAAATATTGTAAGTCACTACTTTGTTTAGCGTAATTACTTGTTATGCAATTAACATGAATTGTTTCTTTATTAATAAATTCTTGACTTCGTTCGTGTTTTTGAAGGTGATTAATCATTTTTGCACTTAAAAAATACTTTTCGTCTACGTTTTCTTCTAGTACGTCTTTCAGTCGTTTAATTAGGTGTTCGTCTTTTGGAAATTGAAAGCTGTTATCTTTGTCGTCACGAATACCAATTAAGAAAACACGTTCGCGGTTTTGTGGCACGCCGTGATTTTTAGCGTTTAGAACTTTCCAGTATAAATGATATGGCGCAGCTGTTTCATATGGAAATAAAACTGGCAAACCATTAACACTTTTACCGCCTAACATATTAACCCATTCACTAAATGTTTTACCGCCTTCATCTGAAAGCAAGCCTTTTACATTTTCAAAGATAAAAAATCTAGGTTTGTTCTTTATTATAAATTCATGCGAATTAAAAAATAAAATTCCCCTTAAATCGTCTTTACCTAGACGCTTACCAGCCAAACTAAACGCTTGACAAGGTGGGCTAGTCATATAAATATCTAGCGGATCCGCTGGGATTTCTCTATTATAAACGTTTTCTGGGTAATATTTAGGCTGTCCGTAGTTATGGACGTATGTTTGCCTAGCGTGCTTGTCCATGTCACAAGCAAAGATTGTTTCGTAATTTACTCCTAATCTTTTTAGAGCTTGGTCGAATGCACCAACGCCGCTAAAGTCGCTACCTACTTTCATTAATCTAAATTTATAGTTTCGGTTATCCATTTTCTAAACTCTAGCTGTAAATCAATCTGTTGTTTAAAGATTTCTTCGCGGTTTTCGCCGTGTACTTGTAAAACTCGGTTATCTACGCGTCGTATTTCGTCTGCTAGTATGTTAGCTTTACGCTTTAGGTCTTGTTTAAATACGAACTGGTCGTTTAAATCGTCTATAAAGTCGGCTAAAACTGGTAGTACAGCCGAAAGGGTTACTAGTTTGTGTTCTTTAGTCATAATTTTACATTTTTGTATTTAAGTTCGTGTTCTAGTTCTTCTATTCTTTGTTTCAGCTGTCCGTTTATTTCTAGACATCGGTTTATTTCGCGACCTTGTAGCCTTAGTTCTAGTTCTAGGTCGTCTATTACGTTATATACTTCGTCTAGGTCTTCTTCTACGTCGTTAGCGCCTTCTATAAATGCTTTGGCGTTTGGTCGTTTTTCTTCTAGTTCTTCGCGGGTTAATTTAATTCGCCATTTCATCGCAAGAATTTTGCCCTTAGCTAGTAATAATTTTAGTCCTATGTCCATTCGTTATTTTGTTTTATAGCGTTTAACTTGCGTCCAATATTAGTAATTATTTTAGGTTCGTCTTTCTCTAGTGGCGCGCTAAAAATCTTTTCGTAAACGTTTGGCGCTGTATTAATTTGCTCAAAGTAGCTAAGTCTTTCTTTGTCGAACCAGATTTCAAGTTTACCGATATTTCCGTTTGAACGTGGTTTAATCTTATTAAAATATATTTCAGCTAGGTTATGCGTTGGGTCTTCGCGGTGTACGGTTATCATGCATTTACCACTATTAAACCATTCAGAACCGCCTTTTAAATCGTATGGATTAGGTGGGTTTCGTTTTCCGTTTTCCTTTTCCGTTAGTTTTGGGTGAATGATTGTATGTAAATGCAGTCCGTTGTCTTCTGCTATCTGGTTTCGATATGGTAAAACGTACTCCAAGTATTGCGCATAACCGCCAAACTCATTGTAGGGGTGGTTTAAATCTTTCCAGCTGTCAATAGAAGCCGTATGTAATTCGTCTTTTTTTTGTATTTCTACTGCCATGTCCCAAAATTGAATAGGTGTTAACTTCGCTTTAATGTCTGCACGTGTCAAAACTTTAAAGTGTTGAATAACCCAGTCTATAGCTTGTGTAATTTCGCTGTCTTTAATTACGTTGCGGTCTTCTGGATTAAAACTCTTTCCCGTCTTTTTATGGATTAGATCCGCAATGATTTCTACATTATTTCCTACGTCTGGAAAATATACTAGATGTTTCCACCCGTAAAACTTAGACGTGTTCATTAAACATTCCATTAATACTTGCGTCTTACCACTCATTGGAAAACCAGTCCAGTCTGTACAATTACCTAAAGACATAGAGTAATACTCATGAAGACTTTTAAAACCTAAATACTTTCCTTTTTGGTTATAATTGTCGCGGTGTTTAAATAAGTCCGTTATTACGTCGCCCGCTTCTGTTATTTTAAATCCGTTTAACTCCATGCTGGTTTCCATTTATTAGTTTCTTTTACTTGCTGTATTGTTTCTACCTTGTCCCAGAACAAACCTTGCCAGCCATTTTCAATAGAATTATTTATTACGTATGTACATTGCTCGTTTGTATAGCTTTCCATTTTCTTTAAAATAGTATTTATGGTAGCTGGACTTAATGACTTACGAATGGACTTTCTGTAATCAATCCAAGAATCTAAAATTACTTCTTTTTCATTCTTTTCTTTCTTTACATTCTTGTTAGTGGTTACTTGCTGGTTATTCTTTGGTTGTTCTGCGGTTGCTTCGCTGGTTGCTATCTGGTATTTTTGATAGTTAACTAACTGAATTATAGTGCCTTTCGAACTAGTTTCGCTGGTTATTTCGCTGGTTAGTTTCAGTTTGTCTAAACTGGTTCTAATTTGTTGAACGCTTAAACCCGTTTCAATTGCTAGAATGTCGCGACTTGTTACAACGCTACCAGCTTTTAATTCAATTCCCTTAAAACGTCTGTCTTTATGGTTCGCTTTTAATATTAAATGCATAAAAAGACGAAAGGTGTTATTGTCGGAATACCATTCCCATTCTAAAATCTGTCTGTGTAATTTAATCCATCCACTCATTTTGTAAATTTAGTAATAAAAAAACCCTCGCAAATCCGTAGTCTCTCACTTCTACTTCATTACAAGGGTCAATAATACCTTAAGGACTTATAATGTGAGAGAAGTCCGATTGCAAATATAACGTTTATTACTCTATTAAAGTTGCATCGAAGTCGTATTTTTTTTCACGAATCCAGCGTTTAACTCTATTTAACTGGTATAAATTAGCACAATTGTTAATGTCTTCTATCAGATTCCGTGTTTTTGGTTCTACTTTATAGCCGTCTAAAGCCTCTAGATATTCGTAAATATACGCTTCGTATTCGTTTTTATGGTATTGTACTAGAATGTAGTGCGTTTTAATGTTATGAATGGCGCTAGCGTGCGTCATATTAAACATATCTGCTATAGCCTTAAACGTTAGTCCGCATTCTTTTAGCTTGTGTTGTAAATACGCCTTTTTATAAATCTGCTGGCGCTTTCTGTTTGGTTTGTTTAGTTCGTCGCGATCTATAAATTCACGGATTAACTCTATTATTTTGTCGTTCATTTTTCTTCGTCTATTTTATATAAGTATTGTAATAAGCCTCTAAATGTCCACGAAGCTAGTACGTTGTTTTCGTAGGTTGTCGTTACTATTTCGTCCCAGATAGGTAATGCTTTTTTGTTTTCTATTTTGTCTTGTAAATAATTGTACAAAATGTCTCTAGCTAGTTCTTCGTTCATATTAAAAAAAATAAGGTTTGTTATCTTTGTTTGGAATAAATACTTTATAGCTTTTAGAAAATTCAATTTCTCTATCTTTTAACTCTAAACTTTTATGCCAGCAGTTAATTTTACGAAAATTTATTATAATGTCATGCACTAGCAAAATTTCATCTGTATTTAAAATAAACCATTCAAACTGGGTTCTTTTGTGTTCTAGTAAATTGTGAAGTTTTTTTTCTAGATTAGCTGAATATTTCCTATCTGCACAAATGTAATAGGATAACAATTCTATGTCGTTATATTGCTCTTTAATAGCCTTAAATCTAGAATCTAAATTACCAGTAATTCCAATCTTTACAAAGTCCGTGTTTTTGCGACCAATTAAATAAACTACTTCTTTTTTCATACTTTTTCAATTCTAAAATTTCCTAATAAACAAAGACCACGTGACCTAAGTTCCTTTTTTTTCCAGTTGCAAAGCGCTTTATTGTCAAACGTCCAGCTGTGAATAACATTTGACCCGCTGTAATATACTAACTTAAATTTCATGCTATTTCGTTTTATAATTTAAAAGCCGTAAAAGTTTTCTAGTGTTTCTTCATCTGCATATTCTAGGTAAACTTCTTCCATAAAATTAGCTTCGATATTTCCTATTCGTGTTGTAGTAGTTTTAACTTGACTATTTCGAATAATCATTTTTAACGTGTTACGTAAATGCGTTTCGCTCATTTGGTCTATGTCTATTTCTTGACCATTTTTCATTTTCCAGTAATATTTCATATCTTTTCGATTTCTTGTTTAACTTCATTCCAATATGGATATAATATATTCCAATCGTGTTCATAAACAGTTGATATAACATCTAATATCTCATCAACTGCAATCAATGCGCATTCTTTTGCTCTTTGTTTTTCTCTCCATTGATAGTGATACATTTTATCTACTAACTCAATTGCTTTTTCTTGTGGTGTCATAGCGTCTGGTTATATTTTATTTCACAAATTCTTTTATAAAGTTCTTCATTAAAAGTTCCTCTTACGTGTTCGTGTGTGGTTTTGCCCGTCCAGAACCTAACCATTCTTTGAAGTTTAAATACCATAGTAGTGCCAGTTTTGAGGGTTATCGTCTTCGACGTTTAAATCTAATTTTCTAAGTTCGTTTTCTTCTTCTTCGCACATAAAATAAATATGTTTTTTTCTGTATTCGCGTACTTGTTCAAGTAACCATTCAGAATAAGCTGGCGTTATTTCTATTTCGCCTTCTTCGTCGTTACCTACTTCGCCACTAAAATACGTTCCTTTAATAGCTTTTAAAGTAAAATCTAACATAGATCCGTTATATTCTTTGTCTAGCCAGTCAAAGTCACAGATAACGTCGTAAATTAAGCCTTTATAGCTATAGGATAAATTTAATGTATATACGTCTAATTCACATTCTAAAATATCAAACATTATTTCCAGTTTTTAGTTATTAGTTCGCCGTATTTTTCTAAGACTTTGCTTTGCTTTACAGCTGTTACTTTTACTTCTTGTTTTACTTCGTCCGTGTTTTCAGCGCCGTAAGGTCTAATTACAGCCAAACTGATAACGATTAAAATAATTACACCCGCGCAGATGTCGCCAAATGATTCTTGTAAGTTTATATTTTTCATAGTCCTAATTTTATTACTAGTTCATTAATTGACGCCCAACGTGTAGCTGCTCTCTGCGTAGCTTCGTGGTCCGCGCCTAAGACTTCGTTAAACTGCTCGTACTCATTCCATAAGTCGTTTAACTCTTTTAAAATAATTTCGTTCATTTCTTTTTTCGTTTTCATAACTTGTTTTTTTGTGTGTTTGTGAATTAATTATATGCAAATATAAATACTAAATCCGAACTACCAAACTTTTTAAACATTTTTTTTAAAGTTTTTTACATTTATTTTTGATTTCCTTTATTTTACTGGGATTTTAGGACATAAAAAAAGGGCTAACGCTTTCAACTGCTAACCCTAATTCTTAAAAACCTATTATGAAAGTTCAAATATACACTAAAAAAAGAACTCGTTTATACTCTTTTGTTCTAAATCGTAGTTAAAATGTATAAAACCAGACTTGCCTAGCTGGAAATTCATAGCCACCCAGTTAGAAGACGGGCTAAAAGCTGGGTAATTATAATACTTAAACACGTCACTACTAGAGCTATCGAATAAGTATAAATGGCTGTCGCCTTTTTCAAAGATTATTTCGTAGCCTTTGTTCAATAGTTGGTTCGTATTTAGATACCCTAGTATTCTATTGATTTGGTTAGGGTCAATCTTAGGTTTAAAACCGAACTTCATGTTATGCGTATCTTTTCCGTGTGTCGTTACAAAACATTTATTGCCTATTATTTCATGATCAATAAACAAAGTCTGGTTAGTTACTAAGACGTTTTTTAAATCCCGTTCGACATACGTTTTAAAGAACTGGTTAACAAAGTAGGAAAAGTCGCCGCTATGGTTGTCGTTACAAATATTACGAACGTAGATTTTTTCGTAGAACGGCGAAAGCTGGGTAATTAATAAAGTCTTAAATAAAAAACCAACGTCGAACGCTTTCTGGTTACTCATGTTTTGTGGTAACGAATGACCGCCACGTGTAGTTTGTCCGTTAAAGCCGTCTAAATAGTCGCCTAAATCTAATATATAAAGTACGTTGCTGTTCTGTTTAGCTAGTGTGTAGTCTATCATTTTAGACAAACGCTCGAAAAGTATGTCTTCATTCCATTCGGACGGGTATAAACTACGACCTTTGTCGCTAGCGTCCATACCTATATGAACATCTGTAAATACTAACTTGTCAAATTCACCGCTATACTCTTTTTTCTTTACTTTTTCCGTGTTTATTTTAGGCGCGTTTTCTAGTAGCTTATGAAAGTCTAGGTCTAATTCTTTACCAGCGTTAAAACTTGGGTTAGCAAAAAATAAACTAGCGTCTTTTGTTTTTATCCAGCCGTGCTTAACATCGTTTTCATTAAGTCCCATTTCGTTAGACTTGTCCTTAATAGCCCGATATTGTTTAATTAGGTCGAATTCTTGCGGACTTAACCGCACACGTGGAACGCCTTTGCTTACTACTGGGCGCCCGCCTTTGTTTTTATTCATTTGAAAAGTTTAGGTAGAAGTTTTAACCTACTTCTAAAGGTTTCACTAAAAGATAACCTTGTAAGGAATCCTATAACGAATGCAATTATAACAAATAACCAATTAATTTTTGTCTTTGTTATGTATTTATTTTTATATTTTATCTTTTCAACGTCCGATTTTAGGACTTTTGTTTTGTATTTATATTCAATCTTAGTCTCAAACCGCGTTTTAGGTACGTAGGAACGCTTATAACGAACTATTGTATCTTTTTGGACTATTATCCTTTCCCAGAAAATAGAGTCTCTTAAAACGTACGGAATGGAGTCAATAGATGAAATGGTAATTGTGTCACTATCCACGTCGCAGCTATAGCCTTTTTTAATTGCCTTGCGTAAATGATAGTTCACGCTGCAACTTGTCGCAAATAT